AATAAATTTCATGAAGTTCCATCTTCTATTGTTGATAGTAGATGTGTTATTGCAGGGAACATTGAATCAACATCATTTTTAGACAATATTTTTCTTTATTTTAGAAAAACTTTATTATGAAATCTTTGAAATCTTTGAAAACTCCTTTACGTTATCCTGGTGGCAAGTCTCGTGCTTGCACTAAGATGGATCAATATTTTCCTGATCTTCGTGAGTATACTGAGTTTAGAGAACCTTTTCTTGGTGGTGGAAGTGTAGCAATTCATATATCCAAAAAGTATCCAAATTTAAAAATTACTGTTAATGATCTTTATGAACCATTGATAAATTTCTGGACTCAATTACAACAATTTGGTGTTGAGTTATCGGATAAATTAAGTGATTATAAATCTACTCATCCCGATCCAGAAACTGCAAAAGAACTGTTTTTGGAATGTAAAGAAGCAATTAATAATAGAAGTTTAGATTCCATAGAAAGAGCAGCAGCATTTTACATTGTTAATAAATGTTCGTTTAGTGGATTAACTGAAAGTTCATCATTCTCACAACAAGCATCTATGTCTAATTTCTCTATGAGGGGAATTGAGAAACTTCCAGAATATCAAACTATAATTTCTAATTGGCATATAAATGGATATTCTTATGAGCATTTAATGGAGAATGATATTCATGATGGATTATTCATGTACTTAGATCCTCCTTATGATATTAAGGATAATCTATATGGTAAGAAAGGTGATATGCATAAAAGATTTGATCATGATAAGTTTGCTCATGATTGTGATAGACATAATATTGATATGATGGTAAGCTATAATTCATCTCAGTTAGTTAAAGATCGTTTTAATAATTGGACTGCTGCTGAGTTTGACCTTACATATACTATGAGATCTGTTGGTGAGTATATGAGAGACCAACAACAACGTAAAGAATTACTTCTACTTAACTATGGAATTGAAGGATTGGCTGAACTCAATTAATCAGACAAAAAAGAATCTGATTGATGAAGATCCTTCCTTAGAGAAGGAGTATTCCCCATACATTATTAACCGCATTTATTCAGGACATCTTGATGCAATTATGTTTGCAAATGAGATGAACATGTATCATTTTCTACCAAAGAAGATGCAATATGACTTTTTACTAAATACACTGAGAACTAAGAAGAGATTCTCTCCTTGGCTCCGTAAAGATACAATTAAAGATCTTGATTTGGTGAAACGTTATTATGGTTATAGTAATGAAAAGGCACAACAAGCTTTGAAAATCCTAACTAAAGATCAACTTAATTTCATTAAATCTAAATTTGAAACTGGAGGAAGACGATGAGTGTGGTGCAAGAGCCTGAGGTGAAGTGGTCGCCCGACCAAATGGTAGAGGTGGTCTTGGGTGAACCAGACGATTTCCTCAAAGTTAGAGAGACTTTAACAAGAATTGGGGTAGCATCCCGTAAAGAAAAGAAGATATATCAATCATGTCATATCTTGCATAAGCAAGGAAGGTATTATCTTGTTCACTTCAAAGAACTTTTTGCTCTTGATGGGAAACACGCTAATCTTACCACTAATGATGTTCAACGTAGAAATCGTATTGCTCAATTGCTTGCTGATTGGGGTTTAATTAGTATTGTTGATACTGATAGAATACAAGATATTGCTCCTTTAAACCAGATTAAAGTATTAGCATATAAAGATAAAGGTGACTGGATACTTGAAACCAAGTATAATATAGGAAGCAAAAAGAAAAAAGTTGAAGAATAATTTATCTAATGGTATTACTGAACGTCTTTATTATACCCTAGGAAAAAGACCTGAGAGTGCTAAGGCACATGATATCTACATGGCATTATGTTATGCTGTGAGAGATCAGATGATGGCATATCATCTTACTCCTGAGGTGTGTAATAATGAAAAGGAAGTTGCATACCTATCCGCAGAATTTTTAATTGGACCTCAACTTGGTAATAATCTTCTTAATCTTGGAATAGAAAAGGAAGCAAGAGAAGCATTAAGAGAATATGACTTAACCCTAGAACAGGTTCTTGATTTAGCAGAAGAACCTGGATTGGGTAATGGTGGTTTAGGTAGACTTGCTGCATGTTATATGGAGTCACTTGCCACTCTTAAAGTACCTGCTACTGGTTATGGTATAAGGTATAAGTTTGGCATGTTTAAACAGATTATTAGGGATAACATGCAAATGGAAGTCACTGATAATTGGTTGCATGGAGATTGGCCATGGGAACTTGCACAACCAGATGAATCTGTATTAGTAGGTTTTGGGGGTAGAGTAGAAAATTATATTTCAGATAGAGATAATTATAGAGTTCGTTGGGTTCCTAGCGAGACAGTAGTTGCTGTTCCTTATGATGTAATGCAGTTAGGATATAGAGTCAATTGTTGTAATAGATTGAGATTATGGAGAGCAGATGCAACTGAGATCTTTGATTTTTATGCATTCAACATAGGTGACTATATGGGATCTGTTGAGCTGGGAGTTCAATCAGAGACTATCTCTAAGGTTCTTTATCCTAATGATGGTACTGATGCTGGTAAGATATTAAGATTGAAGCAACAGTTTTTCTTTGTTAGTGCTTCTCTTCATGATATGATTCGTAATTTGGAGAAGTGTAATGTACCACTAGAAGAGTTTCCAAATAGATATCAAGTTCAACTTAATGATACTCATCCTGCAATTGCAGTTGCAGAACTAATGAGAATATTTGTGGATCTTAAACATCTTGAATGGGAATCTGCATGGGAGATTGTAAGTAAGAGCATATCTTATACAAATCATACTCTTCTACCAGAAGCATTGGAGAAGTGGGATCTTAAACTCTTTAAGACTCTTTTACCCAGACACATGGAGATTATCTATGAGATTAATAGAAGGTTCTTACAGGTAGTAAGACTTCATTATCCTGGTGATGATACCATGTTAGAGAAGATGTCTATCATAGATGAACGTGGTAATAAGTCAGTTCGTATGGCGAATCTTGCAACGATTGGATCTCATCATGTGAATGGTGTAGCAGCACTTCATTCAGAATTAGTTAAGACTCAATTAATGCCAGAGTTTAATGATCTATGGCCTCATAAGTTTACTAATGTAACTAATGGAGTTACGCCAAGAAGATGGGTCGCTTCTGCTAATCCAGGTCTTGTTGAAGTATTAGATGAGTATGCACCAGGGTGGATTACTGATGGTGAGAAACTTAGAAATTTGGAGAATCATATAGATGATGAAGGACTTATAGAGAAGTTTGGAACTTGTAAAGTTCTTGGTAAACATGCTCTTGCCAATTACATCCATGATGAACTTGGAATTTCTGTTGATCCTTCAAGTATGTTTGATGTACAGGTTAAGAGAATTCATGAATATAAGAGACAACATTTACTTGCTCTTTGGGTAATCGCACAATATCTTCGTATTAAGAATGGGCATGATATAGTTCCACGTACTGTAATCTTTGGTGGTAAAGCAGCGCCTGGATATTTCTTTGCAAAGCATATTATTAATTTCATTTGCTCTATTGCAGAAGTAGTTAATACTGATCCTGATATGGATGGTAAGTTACGGGTAGTATTCTTACCAAATTATAGTGTCAAGTTGGGAGAGAAAGTATATCCTGCTGCTGATCTATCAGAACAGATTTCTACTGCAGGTAAGGAAGCATCTGGAACAGGGAATATGAAGTTCCAAATGAATGGTGCTTTAACTATTGGTACATTGGATGGTGCTAATGTAGAGATACGTGATCTTGTAGGAGAAGATAACTTCTTCCTTTTTGGTAATGATGAAAAGAGCATAGCAGATCTATGGGCAAATGGATATGAACCTAAGCATTATATGAGTCCAGAACTTTGGGAGGTAATTAATCTTATTAAAGGTGGACATTTTAGTAATGGTGATAAAGAAACATTTCAACCTTTATTGGATAACATATTGAATCATGATCCATTTTGTGTAATGGCAGATTTTTCTGATTACTGTGACGCACAAGATCGTGTAAGTAGTGCATGGAAAGACTGGAATAGTTGGCAACGTATGTCATTAATAAATGTTGCAAGATCTGGATTTTTCTCATCAGATCGTTCTATAATGGATTACTGTAATAAAATTTGGAGAATTTGAAGAAATTTATTTTTGATGTTGATGGAACTCTGACTCCTAGTAGGCAGCAGATTGATCCAGAGTTCTTATTATTCATGATGTTTTTTGCATCCAAACATGATGTTTATCTTGTTACTGGTAGTGATAGAGATAAGACATTAGAGCAGATTGGTGTGGATTTATATAATGCAGTTGAAAGAGTTTATAATTGTTCTGGTAGTGATGTATATGAGGGTGATAAGAATGTGTATAGATCTGACTGGGAGTTACCTTGGGGAGTTGAAAGATTTCTAAATGATGAATTGGATTATAGTTGTTTTCCTCTTCGTAATGGAAATCATATTGAAAGAAGACCTGGTGGAATTAATTTTAGTATATTAGGTAGAGATAAGGATCCTTCTATTGGTAGAGTAGAATACATAAAGTGGGATAAAGAAAGATTGGAAAGAGAGGATATAGCAGATAGAATTAAGAAAAGTTTTCCTGGTTTGACTGTTGCTCTTGGAGGACAGACAGGTCTTGATATTGGACCTTATGGTAGTGATAAAGGTCAGATACTAAGAGATTTTAATAAGGATGATGAGATACATTTCTTTGGGGATATGATGGAGAAAGGTCAGAATGATTATCCGTTAGCAATGGGGATAGTTGATAATATGATGGGAACGGCGTATAATGTTAAGGACTATCATGAAACAATGAGTATACTTCAAGAATTAGATGAAAAAGATAAAGTTTAATGACTGTATATGTCATTCTAATATTCCTAATCATAATGATATAAAGGATGAGTTGTTATCATTAATATCACAGGGTAATTCTGATACTATGGATGATCCATCTTCTAATGATAGAATATCAAAATTAGATTTTGGAAATTCTAAGGATCGTACACGACCTTGGGTAAACAAATTCTTACCGAACTGGGATGATTCTCTAAGGGAATGTGTGCAGAGTATGGGATATATTGGAGTAGATTTATATAATTGTTGGTTTCAACAATATAAGGAAGGTGATACACATGGATGGCATATTCATGGTGGTCATTTTACGGGAGTATATTATTTGGAGTTTCCTTCTAATTCTGCTAGAACAGAGATATATTCTCCTTATAGTGGAAGTATAGAAAAAGTTAATATTGAGGAGGGTGATTTTATTTTATTTCCTGCTCATTGGATTCATAGAGCACCTTCCAATACATCAGATAGAAAGACTATTATTTCTTGGAATTTTAATGTTAGCCAAGAATCAGTTAACTTTGAAACTTTTGTATCTGGTAAACCGAATACCTAAATTAACAGTTTGTGATATAAATATAGGTGATTGCCTTCGGGGATCACAAAACACAAACTCGCTTAATAAGGAGCTAAGAACAATGGGCACACTAGCCAGGTATCACGCTGCGAATCTTCCAGAATTGATGGAAAGGATTCAAAGAAACGGTATAGGAATGGATGATTATCTTAATAGATTTTGGGATGATACAACTACATCTAACTATCCACCATATAATTTAATACAAGTAAATAATGTCGAATCGAGACTTGAAATCGCCCTTGCGGGGTTTGCGAAAGATGAAGTTAAAGTCTTTACGGAGTTTGGACAACTACATGTGGAAGGCAAGCAAACGGACAAGGAAACAGATGGAGAGTTTATCTATAAAGGATTGGCCAATAGGGCTTTCGATAGGGTCTGGACACTCGCAGATGATACCGAAATACGAGATGTCGAATTTAGAGATGGACTATTGGTGGTCACATTAGGAAAGATAGTTCCTGAACATCACGCAAGGAAAGATTACCTATAAGGTTGCATCTTCCTTAAAGAGCTGCTATAATATTATCGTGATTATGATTACATAATGAAAGTTGAAGCAGTAGATTTATTACTGAAAGGATTGGAACTAAAACAATCCCTACGTTATGGAGAAAACCCTCATCAGGAAGCCGCATGGTGTGTCTTTCCCGATGAGGGTTTATCAACAGCCAAGCAATTGCAGGGTAAGGAGTTAAGTTATAATAATCTTATTGATTTAGATGCTGCTGTATCCACAGTACAAGAGTTCGCTGGACAACCTGGATGTGTAGTTATTAAACATACTAATCCTTGTGGTGTTGCGATAGGAGATAGTCAATGTGATGCTCTTGTTAGAGCATTGGATGCAGATAGAGTGAGTTGCTTTGGTGGTATCATTGCACTTAATGGTACAGTAGATTCTGAGTGTGCTGGTGAGATAGTTAAAAGTTTTTATGAGTGTATAGTTGCACCATATTTTGATGAAGAAGCAAGGACTATTCTTTCTGCTAAGAAGAATTTAAGACTACTTGAATTAGATGTTAATGGTAT